GAGCAGTTTTTGGAGTTATGTAAGGACCAAAATGCCACAAGCATTAAGACCGAGTCAGGCACAATTATCCGTAAAATATCTACCCGCTATTGGTCTACCGATTGGGAGTCGATGCACAATTTTATTAAAGAGCATGATGCTTTAGGTTTGTTAGAGCAACGTATTCATCAAGCAAACATGAAGCAGTTTTTAGAAGAAAATCCTGAGCTGATGCCACCGGGAGTTCAGGTCGATAGAAAATATACCGTGGTAGTTAGAAGGAGCTAATATGTCAGAAGCACAACAAGCGACACCAGAGCAACAAGCCCGTATGGAAATGGAAGCCGCAATCCAAGAAGCACAACAACGAGCTATGCAAGACGTACAACAGAATGCACAGATTGAAATACAGATGCGTAGTATTGCGTTGTCTGAAGCAGTTAAAGCAAAGAAGGAAGGATTCGGTGCAGTAGCAATTACTGAGTCTGCAGAAGTATTTTTAAAATTTTTAAAAACCGGCGAAGCCGTGCACAAGGAGTAATAATGAGTAATGTAACTATTTTTAATCAAGAAGTACCAGCATTTTTACAAGGCGCTAATGGCCTTAATGATTTAACTAAATCCCTTGCTGGTAAAATTAGCGGTGGTGGTAAACGTATTTCAATTCGTGGCGGTGTATTCCGTAAGATTGTAGGTGGCGAAGAAGTTGGTAAGATTACTAGCCGTGAATTAAACGTAATCATTGTTAATGCAGCTAAGGGTGTATCTCGTAT